TTATACGCAATCTCATTATAACTATGACATGCAATTGGTTTATAAATAAAGGCAATTGTATCTTGGTCAACAATGACCTCATACGATACTGGTATAATATCGCCTATTGGATCATGACGGACTATTTTTACATTTTCTATATCAATATCTTTTAATCGTTCTTTTACTATTTCAGCGGTCGTTTCAGGGTCTTCCGATAAAACATCAAAATCAGGAATGCGTTTTAATTGTTTTTGCAAGTTTTTGGGCATATATTTTGAGTACATAGAAACCGCGAAACCACCGAAAAAAACTACTTCTTGGTTGATAAGCGTATTTTTCACTGTTTCATATATCTCATCCCCGTTCTTGTTTTCGAATTCTCTCTGGAAATCGATTTCATCGCAGTTTTTGGTAGTAAGTGGATAATGTTTGTTTAGTAGGGTAATTCGTTTCAAGACTTTTTCCCATCGACTAGTATCACCTGAAGGCCTTGATAATTCCAAAAACATACCCATTCTCAAATAATTGGGTGGCGCGTATAATATTCCCGCTACGCGTATCGATTCCATTTTAATGGATAGAAATATTTCCTTAGGAAGATACGTTATATCTGCAATAGGAATAAAATTGACAAACACTTTGTAAGTACCGTGATGCTGACCTGATTTGGCTTCAACATCTGTGAAACCGTTTTTAAAATAGATGTCTGCTAATTCTTTTGCGTCATTAAGAGCGTTGAAGGAAAAAAAATCATAATCTGGTATTTCCAATTCTTTGTTATAAAATTGATCCTGTTTTGGTAATATGTTATTAATAGCTGTTCCTCCGTAACATATGAGATTTTTCTTTTTTATGAAATTCTCTACTATTTCAACAATGGATTTTATTTCTGGCGATGAAACAACGCGTTTAGCCGTATTTTCTTCTGCTTTATCGACCGCTAAACGTAGTATACTCATTTCACAATCTACAAAACTAATATTTTTGTCACACTTTATTAGTGACTTTTTTTTTGTCATTTTATCTGTTGTTCGAAATATTGATATAGTTATATTATATCAATATTAAATTTTTATGATATATTAGAAATAGAGTAACGGTTTTTAATTATAATATGTATAACTTTGAGTTCCGACTTGTACAGTATAAGGGTTTGGAGCATATGATAAAGAAGGATCTGCAGCGGAAACATCAAACGTGGTCGGAGAATAACGTAAATTGGATGGTTTTAAAACAAATGCGAATCCCACTTGATTAAAACATGTATTAATACCACTTGGATTGGTATTTGTAGATGGATCTATTGATGTTGAAACACATGATGTAGTACATAATTGTAAATTAATATCGGGCAATTGCCAACGCATCGCACACATCTGACAACCAGTTAGCTGAGATAATAAAAAATTTGGATTTGCTGGATTGCCTCCACTATCTGGAATCACCATAGTCATATTTACCATATTATATTGAATAAAATCATTTAAATCGGATTCTGACTCCAATGTACTGTTTGGTACAATTTGCATAAATGTAGATCCACTTACCATATTTACATATTCCCATAGTTTAGAATTCATAATTGCAGTTATTATACCATTCGTCATCTGATCGACTATAATAATAATATTTCCTTGTTTAGATGGATTATTTATTCCAGAAAATGTCAACAATGGTAATGCTCCCAAATTGTTTCCATTAAACTCATAACTAAATTCGGGTCCCAGTAATAAAGTGTCAAAATTTTCAAATATATTAGCTAAATTATTCAACATAGCACAATTTGCACTTTTAATACGTAAATGCATAATGATAGGATCGGTTGGGTTAGGACAAGTAGAGTTTGAATATGCATAGCTTTGTATTGTTGTCATTACATCACCAAAAGGAATACTGTTATATGATTCTTTATAACACGTTGAATATAGTGGCGATGAAGATGTAGCAACTATCGGTTGATTGTTGAGCGAGTAAACTTCAAAATCCAAACAACGAACACCTTGACTTATTACAGCTATTAAATTACATAAACCAACATAATCATTTTTATAATTACCTCCTGAACAACAATTGTAAGCAGTAAGAATATAATAATCTCTTAAGTTGCCAGAACATTGTTGAGAACTAGCATTAATAGGTGATATTTTTGAAGCAAATTCACTATTTCTATTGTATATAGTAGCCAAGTTGCAATTGACGTTTGCTTGACTACATGATGATCCACATCGTTTATACTGTAAGCTATACTTAACATTATGAATATAAGCAATAAATAAAATAAATAATAATACAATTACTATCCATATTAATGTGGTACCCAAGTTTGATCTATCAGACATGATTTGTTTAGATAAATTGTAGACTTTTTGTGTTGCATTATTTACCGTGTCTTTAATTTTTGATGACATATTGATATTATATTGATATTATATTGATATTATAATGAAATAATATTACTATGTAAATATATTATTATATAATATATATTTATTTATTATTATATTTAAAATATCAATAATAGAACTATAAACATTTACTATTATAAACAATTAAATATAATCAAATAATATAACTAACTAATATAAGTAGTAACTAATATAACTAGTAACTAAGTAACTAAGTAACTAACTAATATACTATAAATAAAAACATATTATAATAACATGGCAGGTGGTTTAATGAATTTAGTTTCTGAGGGTCAACAAAATATTATTCTAAATGGTAATCCATCTAAAACATTTTTTAAAACAACATATGCTAAATATACAAATTTCGGTCTGCAAAAATTTAGAGTCGACTTCGATGGTACAAAAACACTGCGTTTATCAGAGGATTCGTATTTTACATTTAAAATACCTAGATATGGTGATTTATTAATGGATAGTTATATTTCTATTGCTTTACCAAATATATGGAGTCCAATTTTCCCACCAACAGATAATACCGTTTTATCAAATCTTACAGGTACGACAGGATATAGTGGCTGGGCTCCATATGAATTTCGTTGGATTCAAAATTTAGGTGCATTGATGATAAAAAAAATATCAATTACATGTGGTAATCAAACATTGCAGGAATACTCTGGATCATATTTATTAGCAATGGTACAAAGGGATTTTCCTACTGACAAAAAAGCATTATTTGATAAAATGATTGGAAATATACCTGAATTAAATGATCCAGCTAATTCTGGGTCACGTGTCAATTCATATCCAAATGCATATCATACAGACAATCCTTCTGGTGCAGAACCTTCTATTCGCGGATCAATATTATATGTTCCTATAAATTCATGGTTTAGTTTAAACAATCAAATGTCATTTCCATTGGTTGCATTACAATATAATGAATTACATATTAATGTTACATTTCGTCCTGTAAATGAAATGTTTCAAATTCGTGATGTTTTAGATCAGGTAAATAATTTCCCTTATGTATCTCCTAATTTTAATTATTATTATATGCAATTGTATCGATTTTTACAGCCACCACCAGATGTTAATATTGGTATTACGTCTTATATAGATACTAGAACACAATGGAATGCGGATATACATCTAATATGTACATATGGGTTTTTATCAAATGATGAATCACGTATTTTCGCTTTAAATGAACAAAATTATTTAATAAAACAGGTTTATGAATCTGTTTTTTATAATGTCACCGGTCCAAACAGAGTAGAATTAACTTCATTGGGAATGGTAGCAAGCCAAATGTTTTATTTTCAAAGAAGTGATGCCAATCTGAGAAATGAATGGAGCAATTACAGCAATTGGCCTTACAACTATCTACCATACGATTTAATACAAGCTCCTACAAATGGTATTTATCCTATTTTTCAACTAGATTCTTGTGGAAATAAAATACCAGTATTAATTGGTCCAGGTGTAAATCCAGACGGAAGATTGACCGGTTGGATGATTACAGGTGATTATAATTCTCAAAATGCTAAAGAGATTTTGCTTACATTAGGAATTCTTTTTGATGGTGAATATATAGAGAATATGCAACCCGCAGGTGTTTACAATTATATTGAAAAATATACGAGAACACCTGGAAATGCACCAGATGGATTATATTGTTATAATTATTGTTTGAATACTTCACCCTATGTATTACAACCATCTGGAGCAATTAATATGACGAAATTCAACAAAATAGAATTGGAATTTACTACTATAATTCCTCAATTAGATCCTTTAGCACAAGTTTTGACTATTTGTGATCCTATTACAGGTAATATTATCGGTATTAACAAACCAACCTGGAGAATTTATGATTATAATTTTAATTTATATTATTTTGAGGAAAGATTGAATGTTATTCGATTTATCAGTGGTAATTGTGGAGTATTAT